CTGAATCCCAATTAATAGGCTCTACTGATGTTGAAACGCCTGTCGTTCCATTTTCATTGAAAATTTGTGCTGTATCCCATCCGGCCAAAGTCTTCTTTAATTTATTTGCATTTTTATTTGCTTTATTAAAATTTTCTGCGGTTGCTTCACTAAATAAATCTACACCAAATAAAGTTTTACTTAATGCGTTTATTAATCCCAATAACTTTTTAACAGCCGTTATCATAAATTCAATTATTGGTTTTAAAACCATTGCAAGTGAATATTGTATAAATTCAATATCGTTTGCTATTTGTGCATCATATTGAGAAACTGTGCTAACTGCTTGTCTAACAAAACCATACGCCGATTCTACAGCAAATACAGCTAATGCCCATTTCCCCATTTTTTTTATTGTTTTGCCAATTCCTTTTCCTACGTTATCTATGTTTTTTTCGACTTTGGACAAGTCTATTTTTTCTAAATCACTTTGTTTCATCTTTAATTTATATAGTTGATTAGATAATTTTTCGTATTGTGCTTCAAGTTTTAAAGTATCTCCTACATCATATCCCATGTCTGCTTGTTTCAATTTGTATTCTATTTCTTGTAATTGTTTTTCTATAAATTCAATTTGTTTATCAAATTCATTTGTTTCTATATCGGCAGATATTGTTATGCTTCCATCATACATTTTGTTCACTCCTTTCTATTTTAAAGATTTTTCAAAAAATTCGACGCTTCTTTTTTGTTCTTCAGAAAGAGAAACTTTTTTTATTAATGCAAATTGCTTTTTTAATTGTTCAATTTTTGCTTTTTGTTTTGATGTTAAGCCTGTAGTGTCATACGTTCTTATTTCACGAACTCTATTTAGTATACATTTATCTGTAAGCCCATTGAGTGCGTCATAAAAATCCCAAAAATGAATTTTTTCTTTTTCTATATCAATTCCTCTTTCTGCTAGGAAAGAATCTTTGACCAATCTATAATCTTGTTCAAAATCAAAATCAATTACTTCATTTTGAATATTTTCTTTTTCATTTATTTTTAAAAATTTAATAGCTTGTTTTAAAAATTTTTCATAGTTATTAGGATTTTTTAATGCTATTTCCCCAAATAACAAATAAATTATTATTAGTGGCTTTTTATACTCACTAATTTTTTCATCTCGAGCTATTTTTTCGCAATGTAAAGCAACTCTATAATCTGTATTTATCTTATATTTCTTACCATCAACAAATGCGTATTCTGGATTAATCTTCATTCAAAACCTTTTCTTCTTCTTTGATACTATAATTTTTCTTTATATCTTCTGTTATATTTTCTACATATTCATCTAATGAAGGAACTATTTTGTTAAGAGAATCAAAAATATCATCAAACATTCTATAATATGGTTTTCTACCATTTAACATTTTTTTTGTTGTTCCTTTTCCAAACATCATATCTAATGCTTCCGAATCCTTTTTTAAATAGTCATTTACTGCTTTTATTTTTAATTCTTGATTATTAGACAAAAAATTACCCTTTTTTTTGAAATCATTTTTCTTATTAATTACTAATATTTGATTTTTTAACCATTCTAGATTTTTTTTATGTTTTTGAAGTGCTTCTTGTATAATTATTGGATATTCTACCATTTCAAAATCAAATTCGATATATTCACCAGTTGGAGTTCCATCACATTCTAATATTTCATATTTTTTTGTTTTTTTAGGTTTTAAAATTATTTGTTCTTGCATAGTTTTTCTCTCTTTCTAATAAAAAAAAAGCTAGACTTTTTAGTCTAGCTTTACTCTACTGTTACTGACGGAGTAAAAGTTGGTTTCCCGTCCACGATAGTAACAACACCTTCTGTTGGGTCTCCATTAAAATAAATGGTATAACCGATCTCTGCTGTTTCTCCTAAAAAGCTAGAAACTGGTGTAATGACATTTGACATTTTTGCAGGATATGTCATTGCTCCTTCGTTTTCTTTTCCATTCCAAGTATCCACTTCTAAGAAATGCCCTCTTGAATTGTCTCCTACTTTATCTCTTAATTTATTCATATATTCGAATATAGGTTCTCCTTTAAAGCATTTATGAGCAATGTCGTTTGTTTGCTTTTGATTGCTCTCATGAGAACTTGTTGCATTCTTATTGTTTATATATTTTTCAGTTTCAATTTGTGGGTTATATTCTATACTTCCATCAGTAACACCGTGACCTATTTTTGCCCACGTTGGTGTTTCTTCGTTTGGTGTTGTATCTAAAAACCAAGCAAATTGGTCTCTAGTTAATTTTACATAATCATCCATTTATTTCATCCTTTCTATTTTCTTTTTTAGGATTTTTTAATGTTCTGCTAAACTCTATGAAATCTTTATAAGAAATTGGTTCAATCAAACCTTTCTCGTTTAAAGACCATATCTTTTTTAAATCATCATATTTTATAGATGATAATTCAATAACATCACCTTTAAAATATGATACTTCATTAAATTCGCAGTCTTCTTTGAATACTATATCCTTCATATTTCCTCCATATAAAAAAGGCTCTATTAGCCCTTAAAGTAAGTTATTCTCATTAATATTGAATATCTTGCAGTTTTAGTTTCTGCATTTACTATTGCTCCATCATCTAAGCACTCTATACTGTGTATTCCTTCTATATTAGGTAATATTTTTTCTTTATTTTTACTTTCTATTTGAAAATAAAAATTCTCATAAAATTCACTATTTTCAATGTTTTGTGTTAGTTCTGAACCATAGTCATTACAGCTCACTAATTGAAATTGCAATTGTCTTAAAGAACTACCATCTATGTATTTTTCTAAAATCGGATTGGAAGGTACTTTTTCAATTGAAAACTCAGTTGGTTTTTCGCTCAAAAAATCAACATTTATTCTGTTAGAATTGTCAATTATTTTTTCTTTCAAAAAATATTTTCTTATTTCTTCTATCATTATTTGCACCCTCTATCTACGTATTCTTGCAATTCTTTTATTGCATCTTCTTTTTGAGATGCCCACATTTTTTTATCCCAGTAGCTAGTACCTATCGTATGATGTAAAATCCTATTTGTAGGAGTTTTTGTTACACCTTTTCTAGCCCATGAACTGCCTGTATCTGGATCTACGTACAAAATACTTCTATATTGATAATGGGCATAAGGGCTTTTGTATGTTATGGCTCCAGTTCTTAATTGAACGTTTTTATTTAATTCGCTTGAAGTGCCTCCTGGGACAAATGGTCCCATTCTTCTATAAACCATATTAGTTAAGTATTTTTCTGCTTTGCCATTTTGTTCAATGCCCAAATTAGCATGTATAATGCTTGTTGATACCATTTTTACTTTTGCTTTCATTACTTAGCTCCGAGGCTAATGTGATTTGTTTCAATACTGCCTCTTATATGCGGTATTTTTGACGTAATATTGTAAGCGTTTTTTATCTCACTTTGTTTTGTTACTTTTTTATTTGATATTCCTTGAATTATGAAATCTCCTATAGAAAAGTCGTTTATATTTAATTCGGGATTATCTTTATAAAATATCCTTATTTTAATATCATTATCTTGTATGTATCCTTTATCAATACTGGCGCCTTTGCCACCTTGCCATGACACATTATAAAAATACTTTATTTCATATTTATCAGTTTGAGTTTTTGAATCAAAAACATGATGGTAGAGAGTTATATCAGTTTTCATTCAAATCAACTCCGCAATATAATACAGGGACATTATTTACTTTAGTATTTGATAACCAGAATTTTATTATTTCTTTTATAATGTTTTCTGTTTCTCCTTTGGTAATTATTGTATATGTAACACTATAATCTCCATCTGATTCGCTTACAATATTGCTTTTTTGTATTTCTTTATTATATTCTACTAATAAATCATATACGCACATTTTTAATTCTTGTGGATATTTTTCACTTTTTCTAAATCTCCCAAAAGTAACTTCATCAATTTTTTTTTCTGCTTTATATTCTAATATTTTAAAAGACATTTCTGGAATGTCCCCACCCAATCCTACATATTCATTATATGTCAAGTAATTATTTGTAAATTCCATAATGTCCTCCTATTTTTATTCCACTTCTGGAATATTATCTTTTTTGTTTTCTTCTTTAAATAAAGTAACTTCTTCTTTTTTTTTCTTTTTTTTATTTAAAGGTTTATATCCTTGTTTTTCATATAAAACCTTATAAGCTTTTTCACTTGCAGTTATTTCTTTTTTTTCTTTAATTTTTTCAGCATATCCTAAAGAAATTATTTCTTCTTCTCTTTCAATACTTGCATCAGAAATAACATCACCAATTTGCATTAAATGACCAGTATTTTTATCTTTAAATTTTTTTATTACTCTAATCATTTTTTATTCCTTATATTTCAGGAGTATCTTCTCCATTTTCAGGAGTATCTCCTCCATTTTCAGGAGTAGATGGTGTTACAGCAGTAAATGCTTCATCTTTAACTACTAAGTAACCAATTCTCATTGTAGCTTTAATTGCTACTAAATCTTGCTCTGCTAGTGAAATTGGTTTACCATCTTCTGCTAATGTATTTTGTAGTGTAGCTTCTGTTAAAATTTCATAAGAAATACCATCTCTAATACCTACATGTGAATATTTTTTGAAGTCACCACCAATTAGTTCAGCTTTTTCTGCATCCCATACACCTTTTGAAGCAAATTCAATTGGTTCATTATAAAATTCAGTTCCGCTTACTCCATTTGCAAATAATTGATTACCATTTGCATCTCTTAACTTTCTTAAAGAATTTTTAATAGCTTTTCTTGCTGCAAATGCAGTAACATCTAAATCTTCTTCTTCAACTAATGCCATTGCATCAGACACATCTAAGTCTAACTTTCCTTCACCATTAGTTCCTAATTGTACTAAATTACCAGCATCTGTTGCTGATTTCATTATATTAGTATCAAATGGAGAATTTGTTCCAAACAATCCAGCACTGTCAAATGCTTTATAAAAAGCTTCTGAAATTTGGTCTTTTAATTCTGCAAATACATTGATTGTACTATCTTCTAATTTTTCCTTAGTAACAGGAATAATAACTGCTAATTTCTTAGCTTTTAATTCTGGATGAATCCAAGTTGCTTTTGAAGTTTGAATTCTTTCACCTTCGCCAACCCAGTAAGCACCAGCTCCATCTGTTAAAACGTTTAATACTTTTGTGTCACTATTCATATCAGTAACATTTGATAATTTCATAAGAATAGATCCTTGTGCTATTCCTTTTATAATATCTTTGGCTTGTTCTGCAGGAACAAAACCTTTTAGCTCATCTTTTAATATTGCCATATCTTTTTTCCTTCTTTCTTATTATTTTCTTTGGAATTCTTTTACGATTGATACAAAGCCATTAGCATTGTTATCAGTATAATTATCATTGCCTTTTCCCATTGGTGCCATATCGGCAGGTTTGTTAGGGTTTTCAAATATTCCTTCTTTATCTTTAGTTAAACTATCAACAATTTCTTTAACACCTTTTCCTTTGTTCTCCGGCTTGTTTAGTTCTGCTTTAACATCGCTTAGAACTCCTCTTTTTGCGTATTCACTAGCAAACTTTCTGTCTCCTAAAGCTTCAGTAATATTTTTGGTTAATATTTCATCTTCTTCTTGAGCTTTTTTGTCTGCTTCTTGTTGTTTGATTTTGTCATCTAATTCTTCATATTTAGATTTCCAATCATTTTGTTCTTTTGAATTTTGTTCATAAGATTTTAACTTAGATTCAGCTTCTTCTTTAGCTTCTTTGTAACCTTGCACGTTTTTGCCGTATTCAGCCATTATTGAATCAATAGTTTCCTTATCTAGTTCTAATCCTTTTAAAAATTCACGCATATATTTTTCCTCCTTACATTTTTTAACGAGGTCTAGTCCTCGTGTGAATTAAAATATTTGTTGAAATATCGTTTTCAACACACGAAAAAAGCCGACTTTTGTCGACTGGATGCCTTTGTAGGAATCGCACCTACCAAACTATTAAGGCATAAATAAAAGCACCTTATTTGGTGCTTATAATACATTTGGATTGTTTTCTAAAAAACCCATTTTTTCTATTTCAGACATTAATGTTTCTTCATTTAATTCTTCTATGTTTTCTAAAAATTTCAACATTCCATCTTGATATTCTTTCATTTCTTTTAAAATCAACATTGTTGGAATTATTGTATCTTTTTCAATTCCTTTTTCTTTTAATAAATTTATTATTTTTTTTTCTTTTTCACTAATCATTGTTATCTATCTCCTTTGAAAGCTCTGTTATAAACCCCTCATTTCCTTCAATTCGTAAAATTGCTTTTATATTATAACTTCCTTCACTTTTGTTTTCAATAAAATACCAATAATTAGCATCAAATACGTACATTTTTTCACTTTTTGTTCTTATATATTTTTCGAAAACTATACTATTCAATGTTTTTGTATAATATTTTTTGTATTTGTTGTTAAATTTGCCCGATTGTTTCATGGCATCTTCTAATGATTGTCCATCTTTTATAAAAATACGACGTCCACCAACTGTTCGCCATACTCCACCTATGTCTCTTGCCATTACTTCACCTTCTTGTAACCTTCAACTTTTAATC